GGGTTAGATATGGCTCACTTTGCACAATTAAATGAAAACAACATAGTGACTCAAGTTATTGTTGTTCATGACAATGACTGCCTTGATGAAAATGGAAATGAATTAGAAAGTGTTGGCATTAATTTTTGCACTAACTTGTTTGGTGGTGTTTGGAAACAAACCAGTTACAACGGAAAAATTCGAAAGAATTATGCGGGTATTGGATTTACATACCATGCAGACATTGATGCCTTTGTTCCTCCGCAACCATACCCATCGTGGACGCTTAATGCTGATGCAAGCTGGCAGCCTCCAGTAGCAATGCCGACTGACGATCAAATGTACTCATGGAACGAATTAGCACAGGCTTGGGAGGTACAAAATGGGAATTAATGCGTTTACAAAAACAGGTAACACTGTCACGTTTTTAGCGGCAACGACCGCACCTACGGCAGTTCAATGTCTTTCAAGTACGTTAGGTGGAAACCAATATCGCGTTATAAATGCTGGTACTGGAATGGTGTTTCTTGGTTACGGAATTACTGCTGATGCTGCTAATAGCGCGGCTACGCTGGTAAGTAGCAGCCAACAAGCGTTTCCATTGTTGCCAAGCACAGACGAGATATTGACGTTTGTACCAAATGCTTACTTCACGGGAGTAACTGCTTCTGGTACGGCGACTGTTTACATTACTCCGGGAGATGGTTTGTAGACCATCATGGGAGTGAATATGTTATCTAGAGGTGCGAAATGTTAAAAACGGCTGGTGGCGGTGGTATAGCGACAGGAACACTGTCTTATCAAGGCACATGGGATGCCAATGCAAACTCGCCAGCACTTACCTCTAGTGTTGGTACACAAAACCATTATTACGTTGTCAGTGTTGCTGGTACAACTAATCTTAATGGTATTAATGATTGGCAGATTGGTGATTGGGCGATATTTAATGGCTCAGTCTGGCAGAAGATAGATCAATCTCCTGCTGTGCAGTCTGTTAATGGTCAAACAGGTGTAGTAGTTTTAAATGCCGCTAATGTGGGTGCTGCGGCAAACACAGTCAATGTCATTGCTGGCACTGCATTAAGTGGTGGTGGTGCGTTGACAGGTAATGTCACACTCAACTTAGCAAATACCGCAGTCTCCGCTGGAAGTTACGGAACCGCAACTGACGTTTCTCAAATCACAATTGACGCACAAGGCAGGATTACAAACGCTGCTAATGTTGCTATTGCTATTTCCACTGCAAATGTGTCTGGTCTTGGCACGATGGCAACTCAAAATGCCAATGCTGTGGTTATTACAGGCGGTAGCGCAACATTGTCAAATGTTACTATTACTGCTAATTTATATGCTAACTTAGCAACAAGCAATACGGCTGCAATGCCCGATCCTAGCTTGCCACTTGCTCCTGAAGGCTATGTAACAATTATTGTTAATGGAACAGCAAAAAAAATTCCTTATTACGGTGTTTAAAAATGGAACCTCAATTTTTAATTAATGTTCTTTTCATGGTGGCAGGTAGTGCTTTTGGTTGGATATTAAATAATATTTCACGTTCAATTATTAGAATTGAAGACAGAATTGCTGAAATGCCGATGATTTATGTCAATCGTGATGATTACAGAAACGACATACAAGACATAAAAGGAATGCTGAGCAAGATATTTGATCGTTTAGAAAACAAGGCTGACAAATGAATATGGATGGATTGAGCATCGTCAAGTTTGGCGATGTTGATTCATTGCAAGAGTTTTTGTTTGAGAACGGAATGCAGCACAAATTGTTTCGTGAGATTTTAATGGATGAAGGGAAAACGGTTCCTGCGTATCCGTTGATGGAAGCCAATACTGACAATCTTGATGATTGGTTAATGGCGCATCAGGTAGAGCATCAATCGTTTGCTGGCTATTTAAATCTAAATAATCCTTTTAATTTGCTTGATGTTGATTGGAATAAAGAAGAAGCTTTTTATGATTGGATAGCTAATCACTATTACATTCATACGCAGATAGTTGCAGCTTTAGGTATTTCAACAACAAATTAAAATAGGCTATTTATATGGCAACTTCAAATTCTGTACCTAGCGCGGCTCTAGCATTTGAACTTGCTAGATCAGGCGATATGGCTGGCGCACAAGCAATGCTTCAGGCTGCGGCAGCTTATAACGCTGCTCCTGTTGCGCCTGTTGTTGATACAGCTCCACCAGCGGTACAACAAACACAACCTGCTGCCGCAGTTACTTATCAACAAGCAATAGCGTTTAGAGATAGCCCAATAGGTTCTCAAATACCACGTATTGAAAGACTATTACGTCCTAGTAATTGGAATAATTTAAACGGTGATTTAAAGTCAAAATATTTAAAAGAAATTGGGGAGGCTATAAATGATCCTATTAAATATAGTTCTGATCGACTAAAAGAAGACGCTGCTTCTTATTTGGTTTTTCAAAATATACCCGGTGGCGGTGGTACTGCAAAAGCTGAAGCTAGAGACTTAAAAAGTAATATTGATAAGTACGTTACTTTTTTACAAAACAATGGTCAATCACAGGCAGCAATTGAATCAATAGTTACTAAAGGTTCTATTGAAGGAGCAAAACGGCTAGAAGAACAAGTAGATAGGATGAGTGACGTTTCTGTGATTGATAGAATTGCAGACTTTGGTTTACAAGTTGGTTTAGCAACAGCTACCGCTGGTCTTAGTTTGCCAGCACAAATTGGAGTTAATGCAGCATTGCAGTTAGCTAATGATGCAAATCCAGCAGATATTGTTAGAAATGTTGTTGCTACTATTACTGCAAATAGCTTAACTTATGGAATACCCGGAATTGAATCTTCTAGGATAATTCCAAAAACATTAAATGAAATAAATACAGCAATAGCTAATCTTGCTCCAAATACTATTAGCCCTACAGTTGCAAGCGCATTAATAAATGCGGAAAGACAAGCTGTAGCTGCGCTTATAACTAAACAAGATGTTGCACAAAACGCTCTTGCTGGAGCAGTAGGTGGAACAATTGCTGATATTGCAAAACTTGGTTTTGATGATCCGCTAACTCAAAAAGCAATAGGTGAGTACGCAAAATATAATGCGTTAGGAATGTCTCCAGTGGATGCGGCTTTAATGGCTGGTGTAGATTACGCTGGAGACGTTGCTACTCAAACAGGACAAAATACAACAGACACACTTACAGACGAACAAGCAAATTCTTATTACAAACAATTTGAAGAAGCTTTTAGTCAACCAAGAACTCCGGGTATTGGTAGTCAACTTGGAGAGGCAACAGCAGAATTATCATCTATTGGTGGAGAAAGATTAACGTCTGCTGTTCCCGGAGGAATAGGTACAGATCAACCATTGTTTGACGGTAGCGAATTTAGTGTAGGAGTAAATCAACAAGCTGGCCCTGTAAAAAATATTATTGTTGAAGGTAAAACTTACCAAACAAGAGACATTACAGACGCGTCTGGAACTACAACTTACTATTTTGATCCTATTGATAAAAAAGTAACTGCTCGTCCAGTTACTAGTGTTGGTGATACTGCTGGTGGAACAGAATCTAAAGCTTCTTTTGAAGTTACTGGCGGTAAAACATTTACTCCTATTGACGGTTCTTCTGGTTCTTTTAATAAGTTTTCTCCTACAGACCTTACTACTAAACAACCAATAATAATAGGTGGAGGTGGAAGTGGTGGGTCAAATGTTCCTATAAAACCCGGTATTAGTAATCTTTCTGGTGTTGCTGGTGCTGGCACTCCTACCGGCACTCCTACTGGAACTCCTACTGGAACTCCTACTGGAACTCCTACTGGCACTCCTACTGGAGCTATTGCTGATACTACTAAAGTAACTTCGCCAACAACATCAACACTTACACCAGCAGAACAAGATGGTTTATCTTTGTTGCAAAGAGTAAATAATGGTCTTAGAACTGACGCTAGTTCAACTGGCGATAAAAAATTACCTCCGGTGCCTGACGTTACATACGAAGATGAAATTATATTAAATCCACCAAAGTTACCTCCGGTAGAAGTTACAAACGAAGATGAAACCATTTTAAAGCCACCAAAAATTATAGAAGACACAGAAACAACAAAAAAAACAGAAGATACAACCGTAACAAAACCTCCTATAGAACCAGTAATACTTGATTTGATTTCTGGTAATAATTTTACAAAAACACGAACACGAACTCGAATTCCTACCACGGCAGAACGAGCGAGTATGCAAGCATTATCACAGGCGTTAAGTGTTGGTGATCCGGGTGAGGCTTTGTTTGGTAGCAGGTTAGGCAGACGCAAGAATGTTTGGAACGTAGAATCCTTGAGACTTAAAGACGAATTGGGTGGCTAAAATGGCAAAACAAATTGCTCGACTGTTAAAAACCGACATCATGGCTGACATAGATATACCAGCTATAGCGCAATTTTTACAATCGCAAGGAAGACGCGGTGACACTATCCTAGCGCATATCAATGCTAAAGAAGCTGAGATGCTAAGAAAGATGGGTGGCGCAGAAGAACGCAACCCTGTTACTGGTTTGCCTGAATATTTTAGTATTACTGATTACGGCACTGGTTACGGCGCTGACTACGATAAAACAGTTGCAAATTATATCCCGCCTCGGCAAGGAGGAGATTCATATGAAGGGGCAACTTTTGATTTGGATGCAAGGAAAAGTCCATTTTACGGAGAATATGGTGGAACTTTAACGCCAAATGCTCCAGCAACATTGACACCATCAGATATAAATCCAGAAGAATATTATTCTACTCAAGGCGCTGCTAGACAATATGAAGGATCAGCGTTTCCGTATTACCCTGCAACTCAAGATATGGATTCTGATGTATATAGGTTTCAAGCAGAAAGAGAATTTCCTAGAGGAATGAGCGCAAGATTGCCAACAGAAGCAGAAAGAGCTTCTGCTGTACGTGACGCAACGATTGCTCAAGCAACTACATTAAGACCTCAAGATATAGCTCTTGGTCAAGATCGTTCACAAAGAGAAATAGATAGAGCCACAGCCGCAAAAGTAGCAAGAGATGCTGGTTTAGGTGACGAAGTTCCACTTATGAAAAGAGCATCTGCTGCTACAGGTTTAAGCGAACAAGCTCTTACTCGGTTAGGTTTGGCTGGATTAGGAACCCTTCAGGGTGTAATGGCTTCTAGGAGAGCGTCAGAGCAAGGTCGTGAAGCTCGTAGTGAGACAGAAGCGTTAGCTCGTCCATATCAACAGCGTGGTCGGGAATTGACGCAACAAGCACAAGAAGGTCAACTAACAGCGCAAGGCCAGCAACAACTGCAAGCGTTACGCGCTAGGTTGGCACAGGGTGCTGAAGCTAGAGGCGGTGTAGGTGCTGCACAAACGGCTGCCCAAGTAGAGGCTTTCCGTCAAAACCTATTGCAGAACCAGTTTGATTACGGACAGAAAATCAGCAATATTGGCGACCAGTTAATGTTAGGTGCTATCCGTACAGGATTAGAAGCTGATCGCTATGCAGCTAATCTCTCTAACACGTACTTTACTAACATGGCGAGCATTGCTGCTGGTATGCCGCCTAGTATGCCTATTCAAACAGGATTTTAATTATGGCTCGACTAGACGCAGCAATAGGAAGTGATGTACGTACTTTGCCTATAAACAATAGGAGAAGTAAAGAGGCTATTCCTAAAGAGACAATAACTCCACAGACAACTCCTGTAAATATTGATGATGTTGCTTCTGAATTGGAGCAAAGTCGAGTTGCTCAAACTGGTTTGCGTGGACAAGCATTGCAAGCAGAATCAGAAATATTACAAGCAGAACAAGCACAAAAAGTTGCTGGACTAGAAAGTAAGCAAGCAAGTTTACAAAAAGAAGCAACAGAGCTTTCTGCCATGCCAGAACGTCAAACCTTAAAACAAGCGCAAGAAGGTTTGAAAAATTCTGCATTTATTCCTACCAAAGATAACGCTGAAGACATTGCAACATTCTTTAGTTTGATGGGTATTGTTGGTATGGCTATAGGTGGCGGTGGCAAAGATAATGCTTATGCTGCTATGGCTGGCATGAATGGAATGCTGGAAGGTTACAAAAGAGGTCGTGCTGACATTTACAAACGTGAGCGCGATATATTTGAGAAAAACTTTAAAGCAATGCAAACAAAGGTTCAAATTGCTAGAGATGAGTTAGCAGACGCAGTTATGCTAAAAACCAAGAACTTTGAAGCTGGTCGTGTAGCAGAAGAAATTGCTATTGCAAAAACAGGGTCACCAGTTCTTGAAGCAAAGCTTAGAAAACAGGGTGCGTTAGAAGCATTAAAAATGTTAGACGAGTTAAATGCTGACAATAAAACTTTAAGAGATTTAAGAAATAATTTATACAAGGAAGAAGAAAAACGTAAAGCAGATCAAGAAAGATTAAATATTGATCGCGCTCGTCTTGGTTTAGAAGGTCAGCGTGTTGAGATAGAGCGTCAAAAAGCTATGTCGGCAGATGAAAAGCGTAAAGCTGCTGTTGACAAGATGCCTAAAGAAGATCGTGCTGCATACCAATTGCGTGAAACGCTTATTCCGCAATTAGAAAAAGCTTTGCCAGTTCTTGATAGGATTAACAAACAAGGAAAATGGACAAATATGACTATTGCTTTAGGTCTTGATCCTAGACTTGCTGAAAACGAGTTTAAAAATGATCCTGAAGCTCTTGATCTCATTAGGACATTTGCATTATTCCGTAGTAAAGAATTTGAAACTGCTGGTAAAGCCCTGACAAAAGTGGAAAACAAGATTCTTGCTCCGCTGTATCAGTCTGAGTTTAGAGTTTATGAGGGTATTAGAAATGCAATGAATTCTGGCTTAGAAGAAATGAAGCGCCAAAAAGGATTTATTGAAAATCAATACCCAAGTTTAAAAGCCAGACAAGAAGGCGCTGCAAGTGGTGGTGAAACGCAACGCCCATCATTTGCAAGTGAGGCTGAAGCAGATGCAGCGTTTGCTTCTGGAGCTATTCAAGATAAAACGCCAATTAGTGTTGGCGGTAGAAACGCTATTTATAGGGCAAGATAATGGCTATTGAATACGAAGAAACTCAACAGCCCGTTCGTGGTCGTATTGAGTACGAAACCGAACCTGCCGCACCTAAAGCCGAAAAAGGACTTATGGATCGCGCCAAAGATGTGGCTACTTCTGCTGGATTTGGTGCGGTTGCGGGTGCTTTTAGTCCAGAAATTGCTAGTCTTTCTGGTCAGGTACTAGAGAAAGTTCCTTACAAGCCTGTGCAGATGGCTGGTCGTGCCATGAAATCCGCTTCTATTGGAATGGATACTGGTAAACAACGCGCTTTAGGATTTCTTGCTGGCGGTTTTAGTGGCGCTACTGGCGAGACTGCTGGTCAAGTAGCTGAGTTAGCTGGCGCTCCGGGTTATGTGTCTGAGTCAGCAAGGATATTAGGTAGTCTTGCTCCTGTAGAGATATTGTCTAGTACGGCTAGAGGCGTATCTGGTTTGCTGCGTTCCGTTTCACCAACCGCTGCTAATACTCGTATGCTATTGCAAAGTGTGATGGATGATGTTGGAGCTGCTAATCTTGCTGGTGCTAAGCGTGAAGAAGTCATGCGGCGTATTAACGAACTACGTCAAGCTCCATTTACCACTGACGCACAGAAAAAGCTGTATGACGTTATAGCTAAAGATGTGCAGACCATGACAGGTACAGCGGCACAAGAAGCACAGGCACTAGAACGATCAGGAACCCGTGAAGGATTAGAAGCGCAGCGTAGAGCAAAAGGTTTTGCTAGTTTAGGTGGTGAGGTATCGGAAACAAAAGCAACCATCCTTCAACGCGCTAAAGATTCGTTACGCAATCTAGGTGACGCTACACGCGAACTATCAGACGTTGGAAGAACCTTGAGAGATAGTATTGTTGCTAGGTTTGATGAACAATCACTAAACAAGTCTAAAGCTTATCTGGATCAGAAAAAAATACGTGATGCAGAGGTAGAAAAGAAAGAAGGCGCTGGCGTTCTTGTTAATTCATTGCCTGAATTTAAAACAATGATTAGTGATCTACGCAGCAAGTTGTTAATAGGTCAGGAAGCTAGAAAACAAGCTACTGCGCCAGTAACAGAGAAGGGATTGCTAAACGCTTACAACAATATCTATGAAGCTGTGAGTGGTCGCAGAGTATTGGCTGGAGTAAATGAGCAAGGTAATCCTGTTTACAAGACTTACCCAAGTTCGTTTGAGGCGTTGGATGCTGTGCGTCGTAAGCTTGGTGATGTTGCGTTTGGTAAAGAAGTTGCTGGCTATGAAGGTTTGACTCGCAAGGTTGCGGAGGACTACTACATAATGCTAAGCAACATTCAGTCTAAGTATGCTGGTGAAGCTCAAGATATATTGCAAAGAGATTATGAAATTGCTTCTCGCTTGATAGATAAGTTCAAAACCAAGGCAGGTGCTAAAGCTACTGCGATGGATCGCATAGATGCAACCAAGTTTGCTGCTGACGATAAGGCATTGCCTAGTACATTCTTTAATAGCAGACAGTCTGTTGCTGATGCTATAGAGCTAGTAGGTGATGCGGCTCTAGTTGAGCGTCAAGCAGCCGACTTTGTGGCTAAGAACTTGAATGGCAAGGATGCTTCTGCTGCTAGAAATTGGCTTACCAGTAAGCAGAACTCTGACTTTCTAAGTGCATTGCCTAACGTGCGTAGATCGGCAGAGTCTTACATAACTAACTTGGAACGTGCTGAAGCTAGAGCTGCTGGTGCTACCAAGGTAGAGAAGCGACTAGGAGTAGAACAAAAGCAAGCTGTGCGTGAGGCTGAGAAAGCTCCTGAACTTGGCGCTAGAGAAGCTGGTAATGTAACTCAGCAAGCAAATGAAGAAGCGGCAAAGATTCTAGGTACGGCTGAACCTGCTGCCCGTGTAAGCGAGATTATCTTGTCTGGTGATCGAACTCTGTGGGATCGTGTAGCTCCTGCTATTGCTGCTGCCCCTAAAGGCAGAGAGATACTAGGTGAGTCTGTGCGTCAGGTATTGGCTGACAAAGCTACTCAGGGCGTGTTTGGCGCTATGCGCTTTTATGATACAAGCTTAAAAGATTCTTTGCTTAGAACTGGCTTAATAGGTAGGAAAGAAGCGGATCAAATTAGCCGCCAGCTACAAGAAATTGCTAGTGTTTCAATTTCTGAGGCTGAAAAGTTGACGTTTATGGGTAGACTAATTAAAAATGCAATTGTTGGTTATGCAATTCCTAGAGCTGGAACTGGCACAATCAATAGTATCGGGGATGTAATAAACCAGCGTGGTCAAATTAACTCTGCTGCACCCAACTTAGGAGCAAGATAATGATGTACGGTAAAGATTATTCAAAAGCAGAAATGCGTAAGATGGAAGACGATACTCGTCGTGCTGGCGAGAATGAGGTTCGTGGCTCTGCGGAGGCTCAGAAGAATCTAGGACGCACTCTAAAACCTTCTATGCCTATGCGTATGGGCAACCGTAAGATGAAACGCTAGGAGACTGCTATGCCTTTAGTAAAAGGATTTAGTAAGCAGTCTATGAGCAAGAACATTTCTAAGGAAATGAAGCGCGGCAAGCCTCAAAAGCAAGCCGTAGCCATTGCTTACAGTGTTGCTCGTAAAGCCAAGACAGAAACTAGAAGTCGTATACGATGAGCAGGAAAAAGGATAAGGGGATAAATCCTGAACTGGAAGAAGCAATCAGCAAGTCTTTGAAGGAAGTGATGGCAGATGCTACCGCCAGCATTACGGAGAAGATGAAAGTCATAGACCGAGCTTTGAAGCTGGAGGCTATTAAACTAAAGCTAACAGATGATGAGTGGGGAAGCGGGTTTGCAAATGATGAAGATGAGTAGTATTATTTGAATACCATTGTTATAAGGGGATATTCATGGATGCTACTTCTATTATCAGAATTGCACTTAGCGTACTAGCTGGCAGGTTAGTAGTATTTTTAGCTTTAAGCATGGTTTGCGGAATGACTGCGTGGGCAATGTGGGGGCCGCAGTGGGAGAGATTAGCTGCGCTATCTATCTTTTCCATATTTACCTTTTTGGTTTTGCGTAAAGACAGGAGTTTAAGCGATGAAAAAGTATCAAACGAATAACCAACAAAACGGTGTGGCAATGCGTCCTCAGATGCCTTCTGATATGAGTGCTGGTGGTGATCCATATTACAAGTCTGGTTCTTTGCCTAAAGGTGGCTTTCAATCTATGTGGTGTTTTAGCGGTTCCGATGACCGTAAGAACAGCCCGACTGATATGGTGAAAGGCCAGAAAAAGGTTTATTGATGGCTAATAATATTGCGTTTCAACCGATGGGTAATTGCGTTGTGGCTATTGCTGCTACCGCAAATACTCAGGGTAATGTTGTTGCTATCACTGCGGTTAGCCCGGTCAATCAATACTTTGTCTCTAATCCAGACAAGAATGATCCTGTGTTTGTGGCTTATGGTCAAACAGTCGATATAACTGCAAGCATTCCAGATGGCAATAGTGCTGCTGTAGTGGCTATTCCTCCTTACAGTTCTCGAACATTTACTGGCCCACAGTGCAGCTCTACTAAAACAGTATATTTAAGGATTATTGCTCCGCATAACAATGCGAAGCTTTACGTTACTCCAGGAGAGGGACTATGAAATATTACTTCTTAGCTAGAGCAAAAGAACCATCTACTTGGCGTGGTGCTATTCTGTTTCTGACTGCAATCGGTGTTCCTATTGCTCCGGCAATGACTGAGGCTATTGTTACCGCTGGTCTTGGTCTTGCTGGTTTGATCGGCATGATTACATCTGACAATCGTGACTAAAATAGATTGGTCTAAGTACCCTAACTTTACCGCTGCGGAGTTTTCTTGCAGTCATTGTGGCGCAAACGAAATAAACGAAAGCTTACTCGACAAGCTTCAACTACTGCGGAACAAGTACGGGAAACCAATGAAGATAACGTCAGGTTATCGTTGCCCGAAACATCCTATAGAGGCGAAGAAAGCATCTCCGGGGGCGCACTCTACAGGTTTAGCTTGCGACATAGGCGTTAGTGGTTCAGAAGCGCATCAGGTTTTGTCGCTTGCTATGGAGTTAGAATTTACAGGGATAGGTGTACAGCAGAAAGGCGCAGGAAGATTTATTCATGTTGATCTAACTACTAGCCCTAACCGTCCTACTGTGTGGAGTTACTAATGCCTAAGAATCCTAGTTTAGCTGTAGGCCGTGGTGAGAAGCTACCAGCAAGCAAAGGTGCTGGCTTAACTGCCAAGGGTAGGGCTAAGTACAATCGTGAGACAGGAAGCAATCTCAAGCCTCCAGTGACTACCAGCAAGCCTAGCAAGTCTGAGGCTGGCAGACGAGCATCCTTCTGTGCAAGGATGGGTGGGATTGTTAAGACAGCTAAGAATTCAGAACGCGCTAGAGCATCTATGCGTAGATGGAAATGCCGATAGAAATAAGGAATAGCAATGAGTAAAAGTCAAACTCACTATCTACCTGACGGTAAGGTTTACACTGGCGCAACACACAAGGCTGGCAAAACCTTGATGACAGGTGAGAAGCATACAAAGACAAGTAAGGTTTTAAAACACACCAAACCTAAACAAAAAGGTGCAAAATGAAACCCGGACTCTATGCCAACATCAATGCTAAACGTCAACGTATCAAGGCAGGTAGCGGTGAGAGAATGAGAAAGCCGGGGAGCAAAGGCGCCCCCACGGCTCAGTCATTTATTCGCTCCGCGAAAACAGCCAAAAGAAAAAGCCGAAGATAACTGCTGTAGCAATACCAGCCCCAACTAGGAAGCCACCAATAAACGTAATGATGGTGAAGACTTCCATAGTTACTCCTGCTCTAAAAAACTACGTATGTCAGCAACAGGCATACCTAATTTCTCATGTATCAATAGAATGTGACCAGCTCCCATTTTCTTTCTGCGATGACGAAACTTAGATATGTCTGGCCTACTCATCTTTTTATCAAAGAATTCATAAAGTCTCGCATCGTTCTTTAGATTATGCTTTTCCATAATGTGATCGAACAAAGCAAAGAATGGTCTTTGTGTGGGTGTACCTTCAATCATGTTATCTCCTTATGGTGCTGGTAGTAGTTTGCCATCGAATGCGTAGGTTCCTATATGCGTCAGACCTGCCCACGGTGCTCCCCATATCTCACCACCGTTATCACGCCATGTCTTACAGAAATGATAGTCTTCAGACAGAAGCCGTTTAGTTTCTGGCTCTATACTTTCAGTAAAATACTGGCTGATTTGTTCTGCTCCCATAGTTCCAGACAGATCAAGAACATCGTTGACGTACCACGGCACTAGCGGCTTTAGCTTTTCAAACACTTCACGTTTAATCAACATGAATCCAGTGCCGCCATTCCATATCTCTACAGGCTTATCAACAGGCACAGTGGCAGAACCTTCATAATTTTTAAGGTTGACCACAAAAGCGCCCGTAAAGTATTTCAGATGTTCTACAGGTACTCCAGCATCTACTGCATTCTTGATACCATTCCAATCAATTTCTTTTTTAGGATAGATTCCACAGATTACATCCTTGTCTTCTTCAATCATTTGCAGAACATCAGGAGCATGGAACTGTATGTCTGCATCAATAAAGAATAGATGTGTGCAATCTGTCTTCATAAAGCCATGTGCTAGTGCATTCCTGCCGCGAGTAATCAAGCTCTCGTTAAACATGAATGACATCATGCTTTCTATATTGTTATCTCGTAACAGATTATTAAGCTGTAGCAAGCTCTGTGCGTAGAAGCCGTAACACTGGCCTCCGTACATAGGTGTCGAAATGAAAACTTTTATGTTAGACATGATTCCAAGCCTTTCCGTTTCTAATATTGTTTATTGTTTGGCGAGACACCGAATAATTTATAGCTATATCTGAATTTGAAAGACCATAATCAATTTCGGCTTTAATCTTTTGTACGTCTTCTTCTTTCAATTTAGCCATTGGATTCCGTTCTCCAATCGTGCTGCGTCCTTTTCTTGCCATATCCTCAAGGTTTTGCTTTTGAGTGCCTAAAAAAAGGTGGGCTGGATTAACACAATAAACATTGTCACAAGCATGACAAACATACATACCTTTTGGTATCTCACCAATGAAGGCTTCATAGCTTGCTCTGTGAGCATAAAACTTTCTGTTGTTGCTTAGAAGTTGACCGTATCCTCTGACCGTAGTTGCCCCCATCCAAATCCAACAGCCACTTTCAGTGATGCGCTCAATCTTTTCTTCGATACGATCTTTAGTAATTGGCTTCATTTGTTCATCCTGTAAAACCATTTGTCTGCTCTGCGCTGACAGTCAATGCTGTAACCGTTAGCTCTGAGTTCTGAAATAATGCTATTAACTGCACACACTCCCGCCTTCTGGATAATGTCTAGGGTTGTGTATTCCCCTCCCCGCCCCAAAAGATTTGCTACTTTCTGCAACCGTTCAGATTTATCAAAATTTGCAGCATTCACGATATATCCTCCACTCTAATGACGTATCTGCCTTTACTGTTCTTACGCCAGCCATGTACTTCAATCCTAATTCCAGCATCTCTGACTAGCGCAACCGTGGTTGAATCTTGAATTTTCTTTATGCGGTCAGCAACAGCAGAAGCCGTTACCTGTACCGCTAACACTTCATCCTTGCGGATAGCGAGAATGTCGCACCATGTCCAAAGATCGCGCCTTTGTTTTGTCCACGGATTCCATCTTTCAACTACCTCACAGTGGTACCCAAGCTCTCGCAAGTATTCCAAGCTGCGTTGTGTGGGTGAGCGACTAGATGCCATATTTATTTGTAGATTGGTTCATTTTGACTATGCCACTCTGCATGACATTTCTTGCATAACTCTCTAACGTCCAATGGTTTTGTATAGTCATCATGATGAGCCTCTACTAATTTATTGCTTCCACAAACAGAGCAAATTTTTTTAACAATCAATCTGCCATCACGTATAGCGTTACCAACGATTACTTGTGCAGCTCTAGCCATTGGGAACTTTTCAACATACTTCTTATGCGCTCTAGCATGAGCCTCTTTTCCTCTAGGGCTTTGTGAATACTGCTTTCTTGCCTGAATCCTATGAGGTAAGTTTGCCCTTTGTTTGTCGTATTCCTTTATCTTTTCTATGTTTTCATCCCTGTGTTTTTTTACACGGGACTTAACACATTCTTTGCACTTGTTTAAATATCCATCAAGCATTGCTTTATGAACATAAAACTCCGATAAAGGTTTGTCCTGTTTGCACTCGCCACAAGTTTTCATAGTTACCCTCCCACAACAAGAAAGGTAACTATATCACATACCGTTCTAGAATGGGATTTCTTCATCCCTGTTAGGACTGTACTCACGTACTGTGCTGCCCTCAGAAGGTTTCTTGTAGTTTGGATCAGGCATGAAGTTATCCACTGCCAGTGATATAAGCTCCCCTACTGGAGTAGGTTTACGCCATCCTGCAAGCTTTACCCATTCACCAGCCTTAATGTCTCTGTCAGCAGTGAAGCCACCTTTTAAATGTGGTTGTGTGTCTGTCTTACGTTTGTCGTTAGTGAATAACACTCCCTTACCGGGACGTTCGTTGTGATTCTTCATACTTCCTCCAGAGAGTTTGCAGCCGCCATGACTTTCATTTTTGCAGGTGCTTCCAATTTATCTATTACTTCGGTATTTGCGTCTTTAAGCATCTTTAGTTTGTCGCGTTTGGTATCACCGCTAAGCTTTTGGCTTGCCTTTATTTTGTGAACCATGTCGTGAAAAGAAATCTCCCACTCTGCTAAATCCGTTGATTCGCTGAATGGTTCCTCTATCCCCGGAACGAACAGTGGCAAAAAAATCTCACCTTCTTTCCTATCTTTAGCTTTCTTTATTTCTTCGACCACGACTTCCGCTTTGCCCATGTTGACTTCCTGATGGTGCTTTGGCGGCTCCATGTCCGATACTTCCTCTGGCGTGTAAACACCTGCGACACAGCCGGGATATACGGATCGAATACCTTCTGATATGCAGCGCGCTCTGAGCATAGCTCTAGGATATTTGTGCCATCCACTACCCGGTTTAACCAGCCCGATATTCTTTCCCATCTCGATAGTCCAAGTAATAGCAAGACTCCCGCCAGCGGGGTGACTAAAAACACCAGTAACTCGATCATCTGTGTACTCCGTCCATTCAACTTTGCCCCCTGCTTGCTGGAACCTAGCCATCATTGCGTCTGCTTTTAATGCTGGCCTACCCTGAATAACGTGATAGTCACGCGCAGCTATAGCAGGGTGTGATCCTTCTGCCTGTGCTACTAGCATTAAGGCCATAGCTTCCTCTGCTGTCTTAACATTGAACAGTCCAGACTTAGCAACTGCTATTGCCATTTTTTCTATGTCTTGATACGGAACTAAGTTACTCATTTATATCCCCTTTCATATCCAACTTTGCTTGTGCATATCCAGCACTAAAACATGACTTGATTAAAGAACCATAAAAAGAATCTGGATGTATTTGATTAGATTTTTCTTCACCGGGCCAATCCCAATAAAAATACCTAGCAAAAACCTTACAAGCTTCTACGTGCATACGATCATAATTTTTGTATTTCATAAAATGATTATGAAAGTCGGGCCAAATGTATGGGCTAAAACCCCTTTCCCATAAATAATCTAAATGGTCATATTTTTTCTTTCTCATGGCAGCCTCATTTCAGTAAGAACCTACGTGAACCCGGCATCTCAATTACAAATTTCTGATAAACATCAGGCATAGCTTGTTGAAACAAATCAGATGCAAACTTCTTGCTAGGTTTGGAGTTACGCCACGTTACAAGCGTCTTTCCATCCACAGTAACCAGCGAACCTTTCGCACCCATGTATTCCCGTATCGCAACCTCGACTTTCTCTGCTTCTGTCTCAAGCTGTTTGATACGTGCCTTGTATTCACTAAGGACAGAACAAGCCTGTTCCACCGCGCCAGTTGCAGTTGCCGTTTCCTCACTCGAAATAGGCCAGATAAGCTTGGTTGATTCAACATCACTAGCTTGCGGCTCGGCATTAGATACGACAATGCCCCAAAACTTTGCCATCTCTTTGACAAGCTCATCCTTCATCTCCTGCGTGATGGTGAAGTGGAATGTTCTGAACTTTTGTCCACCAAACAAGACTGCAAGATAAATCTCATCCACGTTATGACAGGCCGCTTCGTGGACGAGTTGCGCCATATCTGGAGCAGGAACCATGTTTGTTTCTTCGTCGAACTTAGACAGAACGCCAGCGTTGTAGTTTTTACATTCAACGAGTATTCGTCCATCTGCACTGAGGTAGTCAAAATGAGATTTAAACCACGGCTCAGTCTTATGCGATAGAACATAGTCTGCATCCTTCAGTTCAATCCTATGCTTGTCTTGGAATAGTCTGGCAATGGTTGGCTCCATCACCTTGCCCATTTGTACTTCTTCCACTTCAGATAGATCAGGCGGCTGCTTCTTTCCTTGCTTAACTAGGATTGCATCTGCTGCGCGTCCATTAGCGGCTAGGCGGCTGTCTCCTGACCACCATGCGGCATTTCTAACCTCTGGTAAAAAATCATCTGTGTTCACACTCGTCATGTGTTCTTCTCCTTTAGCTTGGCTTCTATTTCTTTTATGGTATTCCTAATTCTTTTTGCGCTTTGTGTATGAGGATTGTGGTTTTTAAAAACAATCCACTTAAACTCCTCATCTGTCAGCCCTTGCCATTCCTTCTCAGGCTGTGTCAGTTCTCCTGCCGCAAAGGTCATAGCCTGTCCAATTTTTTTGACAAGAACCCCCTCTATTAAAGGGATAATTGCTTCTTGCAAATATTCCCTAAGTGCTTGCTCTTGTGTTGTATTCATTGCAAATCCCTTTTAACAGTTGGTTGCAATATGTGATTGGCAATCTCTTGTCTATCCACACCTGTCATATCAACTATTGTTGACAGTAGTATTAGAGTAGCTGCTCCCCATCCAGCTAGGTCATCACCGAATTCATCCTCCAAGACTGCTGTAAGCCTGTCTATCGTGCGATCAAGGTCATGGGGGCTATAGGGTAGGGGCTTCACGCATAGCCTCCTCAAACTCTTTACTGCGCTCCAATCTGTCGCGTAGTGCCTCTGCGTCTGCCACGTATAACAAAGCTTGCTCGCCACAATGATTCGGCAAAGGGGTTTTACGTTCTGCGTAGCAATAGGGGAACTCAGCGTTGCCAGTTACTAAATCAACTGTGGTTAGTTTGGGATGTATGCAGCGGTCACGTTGACCGTGAGGTGTACCGAAAAAGGTGCAATCTCGGCACAGTTTAATGTCTTTCAAATATGTCATGCCTAATCTCCCGAAAGGGTTGTCTAGTTAGTTTAGTAACAAGTAGTGTTGCAGTTGTTTCCGTAGCAGCAAGTAGAACAGTTAGTGCAGCGTCCAGATGCGTCGCAATAGGTGTGATATGTGCATGATGCGTACACAAGTGGGGCAGTAACAGCCAGCCATAACGCGAATAGATATTTCATAATCTCTCCAGTTGTTGATTAAAAATATGGTGCAATGGAAATGTAATTGATTATCAGATTATTGTCTATGAATAATAATTATGGGTTTGTAGATAGTAATAGTTGCTTTCTATCTGTGGATAAGTCTGTGGATAACCTGTGGATAACTTTAGCTGGCATGGTTCTTGATATATATAAAGGCTATGAATAGTTACTTATACAAGTAACTATCGACTATTCTCTTTATCTCTATATAAAAACATATAATAGGTGCTTAAAAATTAGGCAGTAACAATTACCTAACTCTTTTTACCTTTGGGGTTTTGAATCCCATAGCTTTAAACTTGGCTCGCAAGTCTGTACCTGCTGCTGACGTGTAAGCGAAGTTCTGATCTAGGATTGATACGGGCTTGGGAGTCTCGGCCTTGCCAAGCCTTTTGGGTCTCGCACTCGGCTGCGTGGCCGGATGTGCCAGCGGAGTGACAGCGTAGAGTTTCTTAGGAGTGGACATAGTTCCTCCAGATAGGGTTTAAACGCGCATACGGGCGCGTAGGACTGATAAATCAGGCATGGGAAGGGAAAGATACCATCCCATCCTGAAAACGGCTTAGAGAGGCTTTAAAGCAGTGATGTTAAAACAGCAGCAGAATTAGTCAATTGATCGCGTTTATTTAAAAAGTAATGCTTTTCATCACTTGGGCAATGCTTTGAAAGCATAGTGAAAGCGGTAGCCCCTTCAATTAAACAATCGATTATTTGCTGTAGATCAATAGTTGGGTCAATGACAAAATCGTTATGTTCATCCGCAACTATGATGCTTTCTTTAAGTTTACCCATAATAATCCCCTTTAAATTGATTTAAAGCCCGTCTAGGGCGATAAAAAAGGCTAGCCAATACCTGACTAGCCTGATTAGAAAAAACGTCTCATACGGGCTTTAAGCCCATAATTTATTTGTGCCCCATGCGAGTATCGGTAAACGACTTGAATTGTCTTTAATCCATTGCCAGTAATATGAAAAAGCAACATTGCACTTTAAACCTGCACCAGTAGCAAGAATGTACCCTTCAGGTTCTTTTTTAGAATCGGGAACCATTAACAGGTGCCCATGTTCCCATTCGGTTGAAGGTTTATAGTACAAATACAATGCTTCCAAATTGCCATTATTGGCATTTTCTTGCGCAAGCTTTTTCGCTTGATCTGCACAATTGGTAACTAAATTATTTATTGTTTGAATGTAATCCATCATAATCCCCTATGTTATAAAGAAAGTAATACAACAAAATAAGCATACATAACGATAAAGCATATAAAACCTGCAATTATTTCAAGCAATGTTTTCAACATGGTTAGCCTCAATTTCAAGAATAGTTTTTATTGCATCATGGTAAGTTTGATAATCCAATTCATTTTGTATTTGATCTAATCCGTTTTCATGTTCATCACAAAAATATCGCGCTAAAACTAATGCGTATTTAATTTTTGATAATTGGCTATCAGTAATCAGCATGGTTATCCCCTTATTGATTCATTGGTAAAGTGTAATTTCACGTTATAACAATCTGAAAATAGTTCAGTAATGTCACAATCTATAAAACGACTATCTTGACTTTCTATAGAATCAACGTCCCATGTAGCATTATCTAATTTGCTATATTTGTTTAAAAAATCATCAAGTAAATTCACCTCAAAATCATTTAATCCAGAATAGTCACCATTGATAATTGCAGGTAAAAAGTGGCCTGATATATTGAAATCATAGTAATCATTTAACATTATCTAATCCCCTAAAGTGTAGGAAAGCAGGGGAGTTATCCCCTTGCCTTTGTTTATGCTGCTATTTAATTAAACCCTCGCCAACGTCACAAAATTTGCATCGACGAATCCAAAAGTAAATTTTTATTTCTTTACATTCGACACAATTTATTTTTAGTAATTTTTTAAAATTAGTCATAATTACCCTCAAGCTGCTAGTAATTCATCATCAATCAAAACCTGCTTATCAGTGCCGCAAGCTAACAAGAAATCACTTGCTTGCTGCGCTAATGCACTTGCTTTGAATATTGCTCTGGAATCGCTTTTAAGGCACTTCAACCATGAATCTATATATCCGGCATGACGTAAATCGCCTTTGATGCCTATTTGCTGACACATAAATGCTGCCCCTAGTTCTGCTACTAGTTCCTCGAAAGCATAATCAGCATTGCCGAATCTACCCTTAGACAAGTCTCTATCGCAACGTGTCTTTTCGCTTGTCCAGTGCGTTAATTCGTGAAAAAACGTTGCATAGTAGTGTTCAGCACTTTGGAATGTATTCAGTGCTGGCATACGAATAGAATCTATTGAGGGGATATAGCAAGCGGTATCGCCGCCGATACTGTATTTGGCTTGAGTAGCAATGATTCTTTGCTCGCACGCTTCAATCTTTTGATTGTCGGATACTGGCGTATCCTCACTTGCAATAATGTCAATGCCATCTACTTGAGCAACATTAAAGATATAAAAAGCTTTTGCAAACTGATAAAACTTATCTTCTCCGGCTTGCTCCGCTTTTCTATCTTTTGCTTGCGACCAGTAAACTATTTTTGTTGCTTTCTCATCTTTGCGAACCCTTGCACCTAGTTCATTCCACTGTTTTAGACTAGCCCAAGCTGGACAATCGTATCCTTTGACGCCAGATACCATAGCAGTGATAAAACGATTGATGCCTCTGTAAGGCTTTCCACTGACTAGATTCTTATCTGCTGATTGTGGTGCATTCCAAGGTTTGACCCAAGGCGTAGCCCCTTTCTCTAATTCATTGATAATCGAATCGGTAATTTCCTGATAGATAGTCGTCATATCGAATCCCCTATTTAATTGACTATTAAAAACAGTGTTGCTGTAAAGCATTATATATAGGTTATACGATTATGCAATAGGTTATATTCATTGTATTTAACAATGTATTGTTTATAGACAATAGTCATAGGCTATATATACCTATATAATATATATAGAGGGTTTATATAATTGTTATATAAGTTTGTTAATATAAATATATAGCAGTTGTCTATTGTGTAATAGGGGTTGTGGCTGGGAGAATGTGTCTCATCATCCCCCCGAGATTTAACAATTGTCTAGGGGCAAGGGTTGACTGCTGCTGCTGTGCTATTGGCTAGTGCTTGATTGCTACGCATACGCTAGTCAAAAGGGAAAAGGGTTTGTCCGTTGTTGTTGTCGTCTGTGTAATTATCTTTTTGTCTATGTCGATGGGTTTCGACCTTGATTGTTGCGTGCCCTTCTCGCCTCCCGCCCCAAAGAAATTTGCGTGGTGATGAACATATTTTTTTCTAGTGAATATAGAATATAGTTTTCTAGGGAAGGATATGTCATGAAGGATTGCGGTCGCTGTGGAAAGCGTAAGGAGTCATCTGATTTCTCTGTGAACAGGGCTAAAGAGGATGGGCTGAATAACTGGTGTAAGGCGTGTTTGTCTGCTTATGCGAAGGATCGTTTAGCAAAAGCCAACGCTGATCGTCCTGATTGGTGGAAACGCAAGACAGAAGACCGGGCGGCATATCAACGGGAATGGGCTGCTTCCCATCCGGGGTACATGACCAAGAGCAAGAAAGAGTGGTGGCAGAAAAACAAGGATAGGTTAAAGGTTAAGGATGCGTTGAGGTATGCCATAAAGACAGGAAAGGTTTTAAAGACACCCTGCCATGTTTGCGGAATTGAAATGGTTGAAGCCCACCATCCTGATTACTCGCGTCCTTTAGATGTTATCTGGCTATGCAAAGAACATCACTTAGAAATCCATAGATAAATTTACTGTTTTTCTGAGTTCTGTTAATCTTTGTTTACACGCATGAGGATTGTGTCATTGCTTTGGTGATGACTAACCGACTGACCCGGGCAGTCCTCAGTCGTGTTGGTATTTGCGGATGCTGGTGACTGCACCTCCTATGCGGTTATGGCGTGCCAGACGCAGCGAGTACCAACAACCTTGATTTTCCTTCTGTGTTGACTGCGTTTTCCTTCACACTCGGCGTGGTCATTAGCCCCGGTCTTGTACTGGGGTTTTTTTTCGTCTGTATGTAGTATATGATTATGGCTAGGAGGTATTGATATGGATAGAGGTGAGGATATGGGAGTTATTATTGATGATGCTGTACCTATGCCGGGTGCGAGGGTAGTAAGACGCTATCCGTATGCGGAGATGGGTGTAGGGCAGAGCTTTTACGTTGAGGGTGTGCAGATGCAGGTTGTGCTTAACGGTAATTGGAGGGCGGGTAAGAAGTTGGGTATGAAGTTTATTGCTCGCCGTGAGGGTGATGGGATACGTGTATGGAGGTCAGAATGAGTAATGTTATTGAGTTGCATGAAGACTATGTGGATATGGAAGCAGATGACTACTGGAAGCAAGTACGTCGCATGAACCATGCTGAGCTGGTGATGGAGTTGCGTCGTCAGCAAGCCCGTTCTGCTGGTTTGTTGGCTGAATGTCTCTCTGAGATGTCGAGAATGAAGAAGGTGTTAAATGGAGAACTCTACGCAGGATAAGTACAAGGAGGAGTTATTGCTCTCCAGACGTATCTTGAAAAATGAGATGAACAGAGCCATAAAGGCTATAAAACCTGATGAGAAGATCGCGTTAGTAAAGCTGTGGAGAGAAGTGTATAGGCCAGAGATAGTGGACGAGCTTCTGCGGGTGGCGAAAGACAAGGAAGCTAGGCTTCGTATTGCCAACTGGAATCTGGATAACTTTGACGGGGAAAGAAGAAATAAATGAGTCATCCTGCACAAATGCAGTTTGTTGCAAGCTTGAGGGAGAATTTTCCTGATTACTTTATCCGCAAGAATGTGCTGGAGATTGGAAGCCTAAACATTAATGGCTCTATACGAGAGTTCTTCCAGCAGTGCCTTTATGTGGGTGTCGATATTGGGCCGGGGAAAGATGTGGACTTGGTTGCCAGAGGCGAGAACCTTGCCTACCAAGATGAAAGCTTTGATGTGGTTGCAAGCTGTGAGTGTTTTGAACACAATCCTGAGTGGACAGCTACGTTTACCAATATGGTCAGAATGTCCTCTGGACTAGTTTTCTTCTCCTGCGCGACATTAGGTAGGGCAGAACACGGAACGCCCCGTACAAGCCCGCATGACGCTCCCTACTGCGGTGAATACTACAAGAACTTAACGGAGGAGGATGTTCGCTCTGCTTGTGATCTAAGAGCGTTTAAAGAGTATGCGTTTAGCGTAGATGACCAAGCGCATGATCTGTACTTTTGGGGGATTAAATGAACTACGACAACATTACTGTCGTTGCTATCTACGGCAATAATCAAGGAATGAAAGCCTTACCTGCGTTACGTAAAACTGCTGCTTGTTTGCCGGGATCAAAACAACTATTGATTACTAACAAATATATAAGCTGTGATGTTCCGCAGAAGATTACTGCACCTATGGATTACTTTGCCTACAGTAGTTTCTGTATGTTTAGTTTATGGAACTATATAGATACAGATTACGCCTTAATTGTTCAGCATGATGGATGGGCGCTAAATGCAGACAACTGGAAAGACGAATGGCTAGAGTATGACTATATAGGTGGACTGACACACGCTGGATTGGTTAATAGTAACTTCGTTACTAACTACCAGTGGGTAGGAAAGCCAAACGTCACTATTGTGCAAAACGGTGGATTTAGTCTTCGCAGTAAAAAGCTACTGTCTGCATTAGTTAAAAATGGAATCATGCCATCTAGGTATGACGATCACAAACTCAATAATGAAGACATACAGCTAACAGCATTCCTGCGTCCTGCGCTTGAATCAATAGGCGTTAAGTTTGCACCGGATGATGAAGCTAAGTTATTTTCGTTTGAACATTTGTTCGATCAAGTACATGACTTAGATAACACGCATAAAATTTTTGGTCATCACAGTCGATTTAGAACGCTACTAGATGAGAACACTATTTTGTGGCATTTAAATAAAGAACAGACAAAAACTATTCCGTTTGAAAGCCAAGCGTATGACCTATTCTCAAAATACTATAACTATAAAATAATTCAATAATATGAATTTTAATCTTAACCAGTTTTATAAGTTTTGTTCTAAGTTGCAAATTGAAACAAAAGAACAAGGCTTGCGTAACCTAGATAATTTATTAGGTACGCAAACATACGTAATGGATGAAATAACGCAGGGCTTAAAAGATAACATTCACTTCTTCGTTATCTTGAAAGGCCGACAGCTTGGTATTACTACTATTTCTCTAGCCCTCGACCTCTACTGGCATTATTTAAACAATGGACTTAATGGAACACTGGTCACTGATACTGAAGAAAACCGCGATATGTTCAAAGGAACACTCACGGCCTATATGGATGGTTTGCCAAAAGAGTACAAGATACCCATACTCTCACACAATAGAAACTCGCTTGCACTCAAGAACAGAAGTCGAATCTTTTATCAAGTCGCAGGGCTTAGAGCGAAAGGAAGTCTTGGTCGTGGCAAGGGTATTACATTCCTTCACGGAACTGAAACTTCGTCGTGGGGTGACGAGGAAGGACTAGCGTCCCTCTTAGCATCCCTTGCTGAAACCAACGAGAAGCGACTGTATATCTTCGAGTCCACAGCGCGTGGATTTAATATGTTCCACGATATGTACGTCACTGCTAAACGCGCACGTTCTCAACACGCTATCTTCTGCGGCTGGTGGCGTAACCAACTCTACTCTGTACCCGGCGAATCTAATCTCTACAAAGTGTATTGGGATGGAAAGCTAACGCCAGAAGAAAAAGAGTGGACGCGAGATATTAAGAAACTCTACAACGTAGAGATTAACTCGCGGCAGATTGCTTGGTGGCGTTGGAAGCTTTATGAAGGCATCAAAGATGATGCGTTGATGTATCAAGAGTTTCCACCTACGGAAGACTATGCCTTCATCATGACAGGCACTAGCTTCTTCTCTAATGCCCGTTGTACGGACGCTATGAAGATAGCCAAGCAGATTAAGTGCGACCACTACCGCTACAGCATGGGCGCTAACTTTATAGATACAGAAGTTTTAAAATCGACAGACAGAATGGCTACCCTAAACGTATGGGAGGAACCCATTGATACAGCTTTTTATGTCATTGGTGCTGATCCTGCCTATGGCAGTTCTGATTGGGCTGATCGCTTTTGCATACAAGTGTTCCGTTGCTATGCTGACGGTATGGAGCAAGTTGCAGAGTTTGCTACACCAGAGATGAATACCTACCAGTTTGCGTGGGTAATTGCCCACCTAGCTGGCGCATACAAAAACTCCACATTAAACTTAGAGGTAAATGGCCCCGGTCAGGCAGTCATAAACGAGCTACGTAACCTAAAACGACAGGCAGCAGCGTTGGGCGGTAAAACCGGACATCAACTGATGGACGTATTGGGTTCAATGAGTAATTACATCTGGCGACGTAACGACACAATGGGTGGCTTATCTAACTCTATTGGCTGGTTGACTACCTCTGCCAGCAAAGAACGTATGCTTTCCTACATGAAAGACTACTTTGAGCGCGGAATGATGACGATTACCTCTACTGAATTGATAGATGAGATGAAAACCATCGTGCGTGATGGCGGTTCTATTCTGGCATCTGGTAGGAATAAGGATGATCGTGTCATGGCGACTGCTTTGGCTTGTGCTGCGTATGCAGAACAGCTCCAGCCTCGCTTAATTGCACAGAAAATTACAAGGAATGTCAGCAGAACGCAGGAAGACAGTACGCCAGAACAGATTGTTGTAGGCAGAACAGTATCCGACTATTTAAAGCGTATAGGGGTGTACGGCTCAAATGGACAGTAATGACAATTACATCATTCCTAAAGAGGAATTAAAGCAAATCATGAAGCGATTTCGCGCAGATAAGAAGCGCGGCATCCCTATGCGCCTGTTTTACGAGTTATCCGGGGTAGATAAGGCAAGAATGGACGATATGTTCTTCTATGACCGAACTCACATGACGGAATTGGTGCAAAGACGGGTTTCCAAAGCGTATTTAGCGTGGAAAAACGGAGAAGTAGCCGTAATGATCCGGTTTGGACAGAAATGGCTGGAGTGGAGAAAGAAACCCAAGCCAGTAATTGTGCGTGGATATGGTTTGCAGGTGGAAAATGGTGGAATTAAGCTCAAATTAGGGCTTAAAAACAGGTTAGATTACTCAGATTATAGTTTAGATGAGCAAATTAAGGGGAGATAGATATGAGTGTTATGCACGATTATAAGTGTGATTTACATGGGTTTTTTGAGGCTTGGGAGCCAGTTTGCCCGGAGGGATGCACTGAAAACGTCCAAATGGTGTTCTTACAACCCGTTGGAACCAAGTCTGACACTACAAAACACAACGACAAGACACTAAACCAGCTTGCACTCGACTTCAACATGACAAATATCAAGTCTGCAAGAGAAGGTGACAGTCAAGCAGGGTATTATTCACGCAATAACAAGCCAAATCCAAAGGGAGTACCAGAACCTCCACGCGAACCACGCGCAGGAGATGCTGCAATATGGGGTGGAGCTGGTGGTAAACTAGAAATGGGCAACTTATTAAGAGGAAATATGTTCCCTTCCGTTGCTGGTGAGCAAGTTGGTATCATGCCAAGCCAAGTTGGGAACTTGACACCACCCCGTCCTGCGAGTTATATGCAAGACCAAGACAATTTATCATTGGATAAAAAATGAGAATCCCGTCAGAGCCTCTACAGAGAGAGCAGTTCTATCTTGATCTCATAGGAAAATGTTTAATCTCAAGGCAAGAGCGTAAATCTGATTACGCAGCACTGCGCTCGTACTTTCTTTTTGGTTCAGCTCCAGAAGACGCGCCAGCCATTTTTAATAAAATTTATCCGCACATAGATCAACTAAGCAGCTTTTTATATTCTGCTGAGACAACACGTTTTTCAATTGATTTAGGTGCTGCTGTACAAGCTGGCGAACAAAGAAAAATTAACTCAATGCAGCGGCTTCTTAATGATGATTGGCTGCGCTCAAATACTGACCAAGTTTGCTCGAACGCTTTGCTATGGTCACTGTGCTACAACACCTCATATACCAAACTCATTATTGGCCCCGGTGGAAGTTTGAATCCATACATGGTCGATCCGGGTGCGATTGGCGTATTACGTGAAGACACACCGTACACAGACAGACAAGAAGCCTTAGTCCATACGTACTACATTACAAAGTCTGACTTGTATTCCAGACTGTACGCTCACCCTAAACGTGACAGCATTTTGAAACGTGTATCTTCATCATTCCACGAACAGTCCAGTGATATTCCCGAAGGTATAGACCGCATCATCATGTCGCAGACTGATCCAAGCATGATGGGTAACGTCAATATGGATTTGTCTGGCATGAATCGTTATAAAGCCAGAGTTGCTGAAGACACCGTTGAGATGCACGAACTATGGGCGTTTAACGACGAGATTGGCGATTACCAATGCGTAACTATTGCTGATCCAGACGTTATTATTTATGACCGTCCGGGCGAAAAAATGTTCTTAAAAGGCGAGTTGCCTTTTGTGCAGTTTTGCCCTAATCCTCAGTACGATTATTATTGGGGTCAGAGTGAAGTACAACGATTGGTATTTTTGCAAGAGCTACGCAACAAACGTATGGGCGAGATTCTTGATTTGCTGTCGAAACAAGTATCGCCTCCTACCGCACTGATGGGTTTTAACGGTATCTTGGATGAAAAGAACTTTGCACTTAATCGCGCTGGCGGTCTGCTTGCTAGTGATATGCCAAGTGCAAAGGTCGAACGTCTTGCGCCAAACATTCCAAACGATCTCTTTGAAGTCATCAGAGAAGTGGACTCAATGTTTGCAGAAGCAAGCGGTATTACTCCCGTGTTGGCTGGTCGCGGTGAAGCAGGAGTTCGCTCTAAGTCTCATGCAGAATCGCTATCAAGACTTGGTAGTTCTAGAGCAAAGAAACGCGCATTGATTATTGAAGACGCACTTGAGAAAGTAGCAACGCTTTACCTAAAGTGCATTCAAAAATACCAGCCAATCATGCTAAAAGATGATGATGGTAATAATTTTATTCCTGAGCAATTTACTGATGACTATATTGTAAAAGTTGATGCTCATAGCAATAGCCCAATCTTTACTGAAGACTTGAGAAGCTTAGCGTTCAGTCTGCATCAGGCTGGTGCTATTGACCAAGAAGGTCTGCTAGACTTGCTAGAACCACCAATGAAGCAATTGCTGAAAGAAAAACTAGCAAAAAATAAAGAAAAACAAGAACAAATGGCTATGATGCAACAACAGCAACAGCAGCAGCAACAACAGCCGAAACCTAGTTCACCGCCAAATTTACAGGAGGTAGCATGAACCCAACTGGCGTAGATACCACATCAAAAGCGGATCAGCCTAGAGTTACTTCCGGTCAATTAAAGCAGGAAGAGCGAGGCCCAAACTTGGAATATCGCGTTCAGCGTTTAGGCACATATCAGGAGCGAAGCCCAAATAGAGGCTCCTATGGACGCATGAAAAGATAATAAAACTTGACAAAGCTTTCTAATTTGTTTATTTCTATTGTCAAATTTCATACGGAGTTATTATGGCTGTCTCATCTGAAGAAATTATGCGCCTCATGGGGGAGCAAAAAGCATCAAAACCTGCTCCTGAAGCTCCAGAAATGGAAGAAGGCGAAGCAGAAGAAGTCGAAACCGAAGAATCCTCATCCCCAATGGCAGCACCTATGTCCACTCCAGAACAGAAAATGGGTTCTAAAGAGGGAGCGATGGTTAATCTTGGGCTGGCAATGGATTTAATTAAACGCGCACTACCAGCTATCGGCGTTGATTCAGCAGAAGGCAAAAAAGTTATTTCAGCAATTAAAGTATTATCCGAACTAACAGGCAAAAGCTCTGATGGTATGGAAGAACTTAAAAAATCTGAAATTTTGCAAATGTTGCAAACCTTGCCGCAAGCAGGGGGTGCTACACCTGAAGGCAACGCAATGGCTGCTGCGCCAGCAGTTCCCAGTATGATGTAATTTTAAGGAGAAATCACTATGGATTTGTTTAAACCCCGTGGTGCTGCTGCACCTCGAAACCCAACTGACAACACACAGCAGAATGGTCAAATTATCAATGTGCCTCGTTTTTCGCAAATGGGTGGATTGAAAAATGCCGCTGCAACAGGAACTAAAAATCGCATGACGGTTGAAAAGCCCGGCGGTAAGCGCGTTATCTAATGCGCTTTTTTATTGTTTACTTGAGGGGATAACAAATGTCACTTGAAGATTTAAGCTATGAAGCCCGTGATGAACTGGCTCTTTTGGCTCGTCAGCTTGCTGAGAATCCAAAAACCCGCAAAGCTTTCTTGCGTCTAACGAAAGAAGCCAAACCGGATATGCCGATTCCTGAACTCGAAATTGAAGATTCAACCAATTACGCTGTTCAGAAAGCAAATGATCGAGTTGCTCACCTTGAAGCAAGACTCCAGCAAAAAGATGCAATGGATGAATTGAACAAGCGTCGTAGCAGATTAAAAGAAATGGGCTTGGTTGAAAATGACGAACAGGTTGAACAAGTGGAGAAAGTAATGCTAGAAAAAGGTATTACTAACCATGAAGTTGCTGCTGATTACTGGAAGTACATGAATCAATCCGCTGCACCTACACCAACTGGATATAATCCTTCTGCGATTGGCAAGTTTGACTTGTCAGCGTATTGGAAGAATCCCGTTCAAGGTGCGCGAAATGAGGCAGCAAGAGCACTATCTGATTTACGGCGCAATCCTAAACCATTAGGGTTGTAATTAAAGTAGGGGATGTTTTTAGATCGGAGATAGATTATGCCTATTGGTGGCGGCATTCTTCCGGCTTCGGGTTCCACTCAATTCACAGAGTTGACCTACGTTACCCGTAGGGCATTTATCCCGAAGCTGGTAGTACAACTTTATAATTCAACACCGCTTATGGCGGCACTGATTGCTAACAGTCAGTCTGCTTCTGGTGGTGTTTCCTCTGTAACTGTACCTGTTCAGGGTTCTCAGTTCGTAAACGCTCAGTGGTCAGACTACAGCGGCTCGTTCGCTCAGCCTTCTGTCCAACAGGGTGCTTACAACGCTGAATTCAACCTGAAGCTGATGATTGCACCAGTACCGTTCCTCGGTATGGAAGGCGCAGTCCAGCAAGATGCAGCTGTTATTCCTCTGATCGAAGCGCGTATGAATGACGCGACTAACGTGATGATGGATGCTATGGCAACATCACTGTACAACAACACATCAAACACTCAGCAGTTCACTGGCTTGCCAGCGGCGGTGTCTGATTCTGGAACTTACGGCAATATTGATCGCTCTACCTATACTTGGTGGAAGTCGAAACAGTATGCTGCTGGTTCTGTAAACCCAACTCGTCAGAATATCCTTCAGTACATTTCTGGTACGGTCAAAAATGGCGCAGAAGTGCCTACGTTTGGCGTATGCGGTTTTGGTACTTGGACATTGCTGGCACAAGATTATGTCGGTCAAGAACAATACGTCTTAACACCGGGTTCCGGTTTTGATGGCGATTCAAATGGCCCTCAGTCTGGCTTCCGCGCTTTGATGGTTGCTGGCGTTCCTATTTATCCTGATCCGTACTGCCCTGAAGGAACGGTTTACTTCCTGAACAGCAACTACCTGTCGCTCTATATCCATGAGCAGGGTTCGTTTGTCTTTACAGGTTTTGAATCGACACTTCCTAACTGGCAGATTGGTTATGTTGGTGCTGTGCTGATGATCGCTGAACTGGTCAACACTAAGCCCAAATCCATGACCAAGGTGACAGGCTATAACTCGCTCACATTGTAAGGAGAAATAGTCATGTCTAATAAAATCCTCGTAGCTGGCGCATCAACTAACGCTGCTGGTGCATTTATTCAAGCATATGCTTTGGGTAATGCAACTGCCGTTGTTCCCGCTGGCGATTATTACATTGCTCCAACTGCTAACGTCACTATCGAACTGAATACGAACACAACTGGAAACATCAGTAATGCTTCGTATCAGGTTGTAGTTGCCAATAATACTGGTGGCTACTTTATCGCTGATGGCGTAAACATTCGTGCTAATGTCCTTTCTGGTACACCAACCATTACTCTGTTCCAAGTGAATCAGGGTCAAGCGGTTAGTGAGACTTACGCATAAGGAGCCAACATGAATGCTAACCATGTAGGATCATTGTTCCCAAATGGCTTTGGTAATTTTGCACTTGGTCGATCTGTAACCGTTAATGTGGGTTCTGTTGCCAATGCTGTTGTTCAAATTCCCATTGTCGGAGCAAGTTCGTACATTGTTCGCAGGATTACGGTAGCTAATGCAAACAAGTCGATTGCAACTGCAAATGTGACTGTTACCACCTCTAACGATGGTAATGTTTCAAATGCGGTTGCATCACTGACAACGCTAAGCAACGTAACTAGCACTTCCACGTATCAAGACTTAACTCTTGCTGCTGGCGCTGCTACTGCTGTTTATTCGTCGGGTTCGTTGTACGTCAACGTACCTGCCGCCGTATCCAGCGGAACTTGCGACATTGTGGTTTACGGAGATGCGGTAACTCTATGACGACTGTATATGTGACTAACAAGTGGGAAAAACCGCTTGTCGATGAATATGCGTATAAACCATATACGTTCCCTGTGGACGAATCTGTTGAAGTACCTATAGAAATTGCCCGTCACATATTTGGTTATGGTTCTGAAAATAAAGAACCTTTTTTGGCTAGACTCGGTTTTGCTAAAACAAAGAATGACATTCCTAGCGGGTTGGAAATTCTTGAAAAATTTAGCATTACCGAATCTATGCCAGTACAGGATCGCTCCTTATCCCCGGCGATTGACCAAGTACCCCCACCTATCCCTTTACGGGGGGTGGGGAGAAAAGTCGAAAAAGCCGCTTAATTATGGCAATTAAATGGCAACTTTATCCGGTTACATCACGGAAGTTCGTAGGCTGCTGCATGATGCCAACGGAAACTTCTATTCTGACTCTGAACTAACGGACTACATTAATGAAGCCCGTAAGCAAACAGTTAGGGATACTGGTTGTCTAAGAAAAATCCAAGTATCACAAACTCCAATGTCTCCCGTAGCGGGTGGAGCAAATCCTGTTGCTTGGACTGCTGGTGCTACTGTTGCGTTAAATGACTACGTATTTTCAAATATTTTCATTTACAAAGTAACTGTAGCTGGTGTTTTAGGAACTACAGCACCTCCTTATCCAGCATCAAATTATGCGTATCCCCCAACAACACCATTTACTGACGGAACTGCTACGCTGCAATATGCTGGTAATTGCGAAAAATTACCTTACGCATCATTCCCTGACAGCATAAATACGATTGATATTTTAAATATCAACATTTATTGGGGAAACAGTCGCATTCCTTTGCAGTATTTGCCGTGGACTCAGTTCAACGCTCAATTACGTTATTGGCAAAACTACATAGGTAGGCCAGTAGCATTCACTGTTTATGGACAGCAGACAGCCTTTATCTCTCCTGTTCCAGATCAGGTGTACACCCTTGAGATGGACACGGTTGTGCTGCCTGATGACCTTGTTTCATCTAACGAGGTTGATGTTCTTATTGAGCCATACACTACGCCAGTAGCTTACTTTGCTGCTCATAAAGCGAAGTTTAAAGAGCAGAGTTATGGGGAATCTGAAATTTACAAACAACAATATGCACAAGAAGTTCGTAGTGTTCTGGTTACAACCATGACACGACGTATTCCTAACCCTTATAGCACTCCATTTTAATTATGGCTGCGGCTGAACAAAAAAAGTCGTACAAAGTAATTAAGCAATTTCGTGGCGTAAACACGAAAGCAAACCGTACTGCTTTAGAGGAAGGTGAGTTTTCATGGCTAGAAAATGCCATGCCTATTGGTTATGCAAATATTAAAACTATATCAGGCGAAAAAAATACGGCAGTAACATTTGCAAATGTTGCTAGTACATTGGTTTCCGCAAACATAAACAACAAAGACTATCAACTTGCATTTCAAGAAGATGGTCGTTGTGAGTATGTTGATGTAGAGACAAACACAAAAGGAAATGTTGCTGTTAGTGGTACTTTTTCAAACTCAAGGGTCAACATAACGCAGTTTAAAGATGAGCGCGTTCTAATCGGTGATCCTGATAATGGTGTTTACAGTTGGGATGGTACTAACCTTGTCTCTATTGGTTCCGTTGGATTCATAGGAATTACTAATGGAGGAACTGGCTACACGACTACACCTTCTGTAGTTATTTCAGCTCCTAATGAAACAGGTGGCGTACAAGCTCAAGCAGAAGCCATTTTGACTGCTAATGTAGTTACTGGAATTTCGATTACTGAGGCAGGTGTTGGTTATACATCGTCACCAACGATCACTATATCTGGTGGTGGTGGAAGTAATGCGGCAGCAATTGCTGGTATTTCTACATTTAAAAGGGGAACCGTAACTGTATTGGTAACTAATGGTGGTACTGGTTACACAAATGTTTCCAATACAACGGTAACTATAAGCGGAGGCGGCGGTGCAAACGCTGCTGGTACAGCTATTTTGGCTGGTGGTCAGGTAATCCAAGTGATTATGACCAACAATGGCACTGGCTATACCAACTCATCTAATATTAGTGTGACTATTGCTGGCGGTGGTGGCTCAAATGCAGCCGCTAAAGCTATTATCAACAGTAATCCAGTTACAGGCATACAAACATTTTCAGGGCGGTCTTGGGTAGCGCAAGGGCGTTCTGTAAGCTACTCGGCTGCTGGCTCATATTCTGATTTTGTTAGCTTGTCTTCTGGCGTATTTACAATTACAGACGCAACTCTGCGAAGCAATATTACTCAATTACTGTCTGCCAACAATTTTCTGTACATTTTTGGTGAGGACAGCATTAACGTGTTCTCGGATGTGCGTGTAGATCAGACAGGTATTACTTTATTTACAAATACAAACATTAGTGCTTCTGTAGGATCACGTTTGCAGTACGCAATATTTCCTTATTTCCGTTCTGTTTTGTTTATGAACGAATATGGCGTATATGCTCTTGTTGGCTCTACTACATCAAAGATTTCTGATCCACTTGACGGGCTGTTCCCAAATATAGATTTTTCTACGGCAACAGTTACGGCAGGTCAAGTATTGTTAAATAGCATATTATGTGCTGCGTTTAATATACGGTATAACGACTCTGGAACATATCGTTACATACAAGCAATATTTTTTGAGAAGAAATGGTTTTTTTCTAATCAAAATAATATTAAGCTAATATCTTCTATTGCTACAGGCGGTAAGATTAAATTCTTTGGCACAAATGGCACTAATTTTATTGAGTTATATGGCGATGATACTGTTGCAGTAGATATTATTTTAGAAACATCATTAGATGCAATGGGTGATCCCATTCGTGATAAACAAGCATTGAAGATTGGTATAGAGGCAACGCTAGGCTCTTCTCCTACAAATCTTACTGCTTATGTAGATTCAGAGTCGGCGCAGTCTCCAGCTATACAATTTCAAAATGCAATAGAGTGGACAAATAATTCAAGCCAAGAAATACAGTGGTCTAATAATGTTAATGCAATTATTAGTTGGCTTGCTAATACGTCTCCGGGAGCTGGCTATTATTTATACAAATCTGACGCTGAGATGTGGGGTAAATATTTAGGTATAACCATTAATAGCACATCAACACCTTTTGTTATTAACGGTTTCCAATTTGAACATGAACTAAGAACGAGGTTCTAAAATGCCAGTGCCAAATACTTTTGCGAATGCAACAACAACTATCCCGTTATCTAATTTAGATAACAACTTTGCTACGCCAATAACTATAGGCAATACTGCTGTTCAGCTTGGTAATACCGTTACTACGCTAAATAACATGACATTTGCTAATGTCACTATTAGTAGCGTATCTACGCCTCTTACCGCTGCTCAAGGTGGAACAGGTCTAACTACATTAGCTTCTGAGAATGTCATTATTGGTAATGCTGCAAGCGCAGTCAAAACTGTAGCTCCGGGTACGTCAGGAAATGTTCTGACATCAACAGGATCAGTTTGGGAGAGTCAAGCTCCGGGCGCTATTACTGGAAACGTCACTATTGGTAACACCACTATTGCATTAGGTGGAACAGCAACAACAGTAGGAAACTTAACACTTACCAACGTCACAATAAGTAGTGGAACAGTTACAGGCACAGTATCCAATGCCACTAGCGATAGCGCTAATGTTGTGGGTTACATGGGCATACCGCAAAACAGTCAGAATGGTAGTTACAACGTAGTTATTGGTGATTCTGGTAAACATATTTATCACCCAACTGGTCAAGCAGCAGCTACTTACACTATCCCTGCAAATGGAAACGTATCGTTTACGGTAGGTTCGGCAGTTACCATTATTAATGGTTCAGCAAATAATGTAAGCATTGCGCTAACAACAGACACTCTTTATTTGTCTTCTAATGGTGCTACTGGAACTAGAACACTTACCCAATGGGGTGTTGCAACAGCAGTAAAAATTACCAGCACATCGTGGGTCATTTCTGGATCGAATTTGACATGACAGGCATCTTACAAGCATTGTTGATGGGCAGAGTTGCTGCT